AATCGTGACACAAATACTTTCTTCACAGGAAACGTGCCGCCACGTGGCATGTTCTGCATATTCGGGTCTGCACCACTGAACCTGCCAGTAGCAGTGCGATGCTGAAGCAGACGTACATGCAGCTTACCGTCTTGTTTGGTGTGCGTTTGGATACCTTCCACAAAAGATGATAGATAAGTATCAATAGCACTTAGCCTACGCACCTTGTGTAAGAAGTCTGCCGCATCATCCATACCTTTGGTACGTGCCGCACCTTCAAGTATCTCAAGGTTTAGTTTGCTTGTAGTAAAGCCGTTGGCACTTGCCCACTTTGGTGATGGTGGCTTGAACTTAAAGCCAGCAATGTCTAGTGTTGGCTGATATATGTAACCTTCAGTATTGCACTGCGCACAACGACTGTCCTTTGCGTATGGCTCTCCATTCTTTTTTAACTTGCGTATGTAACCTGCACCTTCACAAGATGGGCATTGCTTTGCAATAGTTTTATACAACCTCTCTGTACCAGTAGCTACCAGACTACGAAAGTCTGCATCATCCATGTATGGGTCAATCATGTTAGCCCAATAGGTTTTGTCTTTAACCTTACGACTATAGATTACCCAAGACAATTGCTCCGGGCTGTTTAGGTTGATAGGTGTATCACCCATATATTTACAAATATATTCATGTAAGTCCCAGTTAAGTTGTTTCTTTTCTTTTTCAAATTCTTCTCGCACTTGCTCCAACACAGACAAGTCAACCTTGAACCCGCGCTGATAGATACGTGCTAGACATACCGCTACCTGATTAGTTAGGTCTACTGTGCCACGTAAGCCGCTATCATCTGGAGTATTTAAACGATACATCAGCTTATCAGCAAGCTGCTGCGTAGCGTGAAGGTCAGCAGATAGATAATCGCACAACTCATTGTATGGTATGTCACGTGTACTATAACCTTTGGCAAAGTATTCTTTGAGTGTGTCTTGCTTCTTTGTTTCAAGCAGGTAACGCTCTGCACATGCCTCAAGAGACAATGGCTCCTTGATACCACGCTGTAGCACATACTCTGCAAGCATTGTATCGAACACAGGTCCGTCATACTTGAAGCCTGACTCCCACAACCACATCAAATCATACGCAGCATTGTGGCAGATAAGTATGGTAGCTTCATCTAAAAACCATTGCACCTGCTCATAAAAATGTTGTTGATTAGGTACGTCACAATGGTCAAATGGGAAGTGTCGCTCCACGTCTTGGTCAGTCAACACACCAATCATAGTCAGTGAGTTCTCCGGCTCAAATGGGTCAAGATGCATCTTGCCATCACGCTTCGTGACTGTATTCTCAATATCAAGTGTTAGTTTCATTATTCCACTCCTTGTATACATAGTTGTCAACAAAATGTTTGAGGTCATTTTTGTGCCTGTACCATTTGTTTTTTCCTAGTATTCTCCATTTGTTGTCAGCAAGACTAACAATAAACTTTCTATTAACAAGTGCTAGTCCAAGGTCATAGTCATCTACTTCACCACAAAGTTGTATTAACTCTATTAACTTTTCGATTCTGTGTACTTCTCTTCTGTGTCGGTTAGAATATTGCATTTTGTGGTCATTGTCTATGTCACATTGCTTTGCTATTTTTCTTGCCTCAATCAAGAGATATTCTAAGTCGGGTATGTCTGACTTATAGTAAGTATAGAAACCATCATCCTCTGTAGTCATACTGTATACCTCGCTGTCTGATATTCAAGTTCGCAGTGTACCACACCATGCCAGCCTGTCAACTTATTTTTTACAACATTCAGGTGACGCTGTGTATCTTCTTCCTCTTGTCCATCAACAACAGGATTCTTTGCAATCAATATCATCAAGTCAGCTTCAGCCGCTTTACCTGTACGTGAGCCTTCCATCATGGACTGATTCAGTAACACCTTGCCTTCAGCATCAGCAGATAGCTGCGACATATAAAACATAGCACACTCATGTTGCTTTGCAATCATACGTGCATGTACTGCGTTAGCCTTGAGTGCCTCATCAGTACGAGCAAAGCCACCTGTCTTGGCAAACTTGTCGCCCATGTCAAGCAGCACAAGGTCTGGCTTGTATGATTTGCAAATAGACTCTACCCAATTCATATCGCGTCCTGTTGCATCTTTAATCTTGATGCGTTCCTTGACAGGTGCATACAACTCACGTGCTTTAGCTGGGTTGTCTTTTATCTCACGCATTGTCATGCCTGTAGCGGCAGTCAGGTATCTAGCACCTACACGATGATAACCTTCTTCATTACATAAGATAATACAGTTAGCACCTTGATGTGCAAACCCACCCGGTGCTGCAATCAAACTGGCATGAAATGATGTCTTACCAGTGTTAGGCCGCGCACCAATCTCAATCAAGTGACCAGCATTTACACCTTCTACTTTACGTGTAAGACTAGCAATGTTAAAAGTCCAACGTGCTTCCAAATCAGCCTTTGCCATCAGTGTTTCAATCTCAATGTCATCCCACTCAATATTCAGGTTGGGTGTGAAGTCATCACCATATTGTTCCAGTAACATACGCAATGGCTCAAGACTAGACTTATCACCATTCACATAATCAAAACCAAGATTGGCAATGTCCTCGCCAACAACCTGCTGGAATAGTTTAGACAAAACTTCTTGTGCTACATCACTACCCATCGGTGTTTCAGATTTAATCTTGTGAAACAAGGCAGAGTATGCTTGCTTCTGTGCTGTAGTCAGCGTTGGATTGTCTGACATAAACAATGCCTCAATCTCATCTGGTGATACAGTACGCTCGTATCTATCCATAGCTGTATCAATGACAGCTTTAATCTTACGAACATCTTTACTGAACAGGCGGTCAGGACACTTAGCACCACGATGGTCATCATAGAACGACCTGTCCATCAGACTTCTAATCAGTGATAATTCCATTTAAGTTCTCCATATCTGTCGGGTTACGATATTTCAAGTCATCAGTCAAACGTAGTACACGAACATCGTTTACATGACCACGTAGTTCCTTTGCCATCTGCAAAGTCTTTGGTAATGCATCGGGGTCTAATGCTATTACTGCTGTCGAGAACTGCGCAAGATACCCTTTATGCGACTCTTGTAGAGATGTACCAAGTATCGCAACCCCGACAAAGGATTTGCCACCAACCACGGCTGCACTCACACAGTCCTCAACAACAACTGCGACTTTACCACAACCAGATGTGTATGGCAAGCCACTTTTTCCATATCTTTTCCATTTAGGTAGACGCCTGCCAATCGCACGACCAGTAGCGTCCACAATTTTTCCATCATGTACGACAGGAAAAACAACTCTGTCATCTTTCACGTCATACAACACACCCAACTCATCTGGGTCTAGCTGATACCTGTAACAGAATGCAAGCACAGTGCGCTTGTTTCTGTGTGGTACAATATACTGTGGCAATGCAAAGGTATCTTCAGCAAACTCCTTTGCACCACTAAAGCCAGCACGTATATCATCCACAGATAGATGCACTCTCGTGCCACCTTTCAATGTACAAGAAGCCTTGTAACAGTTCCACACAAGACTACCCATGTTGTTTGTCACTGTAAATGTTTTACTACCACCACAATTAGGACAATCAATCCTCTTTGTAGTTCCATTAGGTATATCCATATCACTTACAATGTTATATATACTATTCATTATATATCACTTTCCTTTGCGGCACTTGTAATGCTTTTACCATGTATTTTTCGTGCTGTCAATGCTGTATTTGCACTTGACAACGTATTTTTTAGGTATGGTTTAACTGAACTTGGGTTAGCATGTCCTGTAACCGACATAATTTGTGCCATACCGACACCAGCTTCAACCATTTCTGTTGTACCTGTCCTGCGTAGGTCAGACAAACGTAAGTCAGATGACAAACCAGCTTGCTCCATCAATCTCCTGCCATACAGAGGCAGATTATATAGAGTGTATGGTTTGTACTCACCACGAACAGCGTGTGGACGCGGCGCAACATATTTTTGAAAGCCGAAGTCTTGTTCCTGTTGCTGTAACATTTCAAACAAGTCATCTGATATAGGCAGATGCACATCAGCGTGTCGCTTTGACTGCTCAATGTGTACTGTCTGTGTATCAAAGTCAATGTTACTCCATGTAAGCACTCGCATATCACCCAAACGCTGGCACCATTCGTATGCCGTGTGAGCAATCAGTCCAATGTTACGTGTGCTAAAATCGCCATACGCTACGTCTAACAACTTGCGTACATCCTCTCTACTCCACACGGTCTTGCGCCTCTCTGCGGCTCTCCTACGTATGTTAGCGAAAGGATTAGTCACACACAGTTCCATACGCAAACCATGATTGAATACAATTCTGGTGCAAGACAGTATATGATTAGCCATATAAATACCTTTTTCACACCATTCGTTGTACGCAACTTTAGCTACACGAGTTGGCAACTGTTTGTAGTCATAGCGGCAGAGGGGCTTGCCCTCTACCTCTGTGTTCATCATTACGTTAAGAAAGTATTTATATTGTGCTTTACTTTCGTCACGTAAGTTCCTGTAATCATAAGAAGAATAGTAATCTTCCACAAGTTTAGTTAGCTGTGACATTATGCCGCGATTGCTCTAAACTGTGGTGTGCTAATCCACTTAGACACTTCCTGCTCACGTGACCACATTGACTGTGCCTCTGTGTCATTGCCAGTGTTGCGTAGATTAAAACCATTACGCTCATCAGCATAGCTGGCGTAGTTTGTGAAGGCAGAATACAATGCCCACACATTACGTCCACGTGTGCTGACCTCTTGATTGTATAAGCTAAACATCTTCTCTGACTTGCGGTCAGACTTGATGACAGATTCAAGCAAAGCCTTGACATCCACAGTCATAAGACTTGTGTTTGCCCAACGCTGGAACTTATCTGCTGTCTCGTAAAAATCAGACACAGAGTTTTGCAGTTCATCAATGAATACATCAAGACTAAAGTTAGAAGTGTTCTTACGTTTAATCTTGTCGTACTCACCAGTAATCATTCCATTAGTGCAAAAGAAATCAATTGCACCAAAGAATACCATGTTACTACATGAGCCATCGACACCATGCAATGCAATCAAGCGAGGCGCAATGGTAGTGCTATGCTTATCAGTAGTAACCTTGCGTAGCACGTTAGGCATAGTCATGTCCATCATAACCCACGCATTGTTACGTGCAGTCTTGTAGTTGATGTTCATGTTGTCACAAAACTCCTCGCCAAGATGCTCAGAGATTGTGTTATGTGCGCGAGTGAAGAAGTCACCATGTGACGCACAGGTAAAACCATTACCAACAATACCAAGATACTCGCCAGTGTTACCATTGATAACATACTTTGACTTGTTAAATTTGGTAGGCTCAAACTCCACAGGAAAGTTAATGTTCTCCGGCAGAAGTTCAGTAGGTGTAAAGTCTAGTGGCATATCAGTCTCCTTTCTGTTAACTGTTGTTGTGTTATATAACACCTTTACTCAAATGTCAACTATAATAATCCCATTACCCGAAGATTTTTACTCTGTGTAGTCATCTCCTTGGTCACGTTCATGTAGGTCATCTACATCTATGCCATCACAGATATATGAGTAGTCATAGTTGGGTATGTTGAACAGCTTGACTGTGCCATCCTCATTGCGAATGTAGTCATCCAGTTCAATGTCAAGCACAGCTACAGGCATATCCCATACGACTACGCTGTATGATTTATCTATGTCAAACATCGTCAATCTCCTTATTTTTTCCAGACAGATACTGAGGTATCTCTGCCTCTGTTTCTTCAATACTTTTGCCACATACGTAACAATACATCTTGTCTATTAGGTTACGCAGTCGTGTGGGTATGTACTGTACACTTTTGCAGTATACGCAAATATGCTTCACAAGGTTAGCCATCGTTCACCCACCTATACTAGATGTTGTGTCTGCAGGTGTGTCACTCAACTCAGTGAAAGCTATCGTCAACTCTGTGCCTTCATCTAAATCTTCATAGATGATTCTATACACGACACCTGTGCCATGCGTTAGTCGATATATGGCTTGCATCAGTTCTGTTTTAGTCATCATCAATCTCCTCTGTTAAATTGCCCAGCTATGTCGGCAGTTAGTCTGCCAGTTGTCGTTTATCCAATCACACTCATAGACTGTGCAGACAATCTCCTCTGTCTGGTCATCTAACCAGACGTTTAGGTCAAACATCCTGTCACCTATTTGTAAGCCATACCACAAGTCATCTTCTTTATCGGCACGGTATTCTGGCAAACAGTTGTCATAGTAGTAGACCAACAGTGCATCTCGTTCATAGTCAGATAACACAAGGTCAAAGCCGCTGTCGTAGTTGTCACTCATCATCTTCATCCTTTACAAATAGTTCATGTGGTATCTTGTCCCACTCCTCACGCCTGATACGCCACTTGTCGTGCTGTATAGGTGTGCAAAAGCGTACCCACTTCCTACCCACCACTACCCACACAAGGCGTGTGCCGCATACAGGATAGCGTGTGTCGTATAGGTCACAACGATATAGCTTGGCATCTGCCCACGTTGCTTCTGTTGGTTGCCAACTGGGGGTCATAATTGCACCTTTCCATTCTCATTCAATAATACAGACTGCACATTAACACGATACCCCATGTCACGCAGTTCTCGTGCTTTTTCTGTTGCTACATAAAGTGAATGTGTCGCATGATGACAAGTCCATTCCTCACCTCTATCATATGTGTAATTTATCAAAAATACTTCAGTCATATCATCCATCCTTGTACAGTTTATATATTATATAACATATTCCTACTACGGATACAACCAGATAACCGCCAATGAACACACTGTCCCACGGCATCTGATTGTATATGCATAGTGGTGTTACACACTCAGTCATGGGTAACGCCTGTTTAAGTGTGACGCTACAGCTTGCCTGTCACTTTCGTCACGGTCAAACCAACTGTCCAGCATGACAAACTTTTGCCGCTTGGCATTCAGTCTAGCAATCTCTGCCTCTGTCATACGCTTTTTATTCACTCTCTTTGTGCGAAACTTCGATGTCCTTACGCGCATTTTCTTTGTCCTTTTTCCTGTTATACTTTGTCTTGTCAGGCACTGCCTGTGTCCTACGTCTGGACTGTAGCATTGCCTTTGCTACAGGATTGATTATAGGCACACGTCTAATCATTTGTCAACGCCTCACTATCAATCTTTTTACACCATACAGCACAGACAATATGCCCACTGTGTATATGATAACAGTCATTGGCGGTGCATAGTACACCATGTCAGGCATGGCAAGTGTGATGCACACCACACCCACGATTAGTAAGAAAATTTCACCTAGTTTTTCAGTCATTAGTCTAACTCCCATTCTCTCAAAATGTTAATGGCAAAACCGCCCACCACTTTCAGCTTCTTAACCTGCGTGGCATTCAGGCATTTTTGTTGCATCAATTCATTCACGATGCACCTACTTTGCCTGTCTTGTGGATAAAATCTGGCTGTCCCATAGACATCCTTTACGCTAAAGTTTAATAGATTTTCCATTGTCTTACCTCATTATTGCATTGCGTATAACTCAGCTTGCAAGTCTAGCTGATACTCATTAACACGCGACCAATCATCATCGGTCAGGCTATCAATCTGTTTGTCATTTAGTAAATGATGGATGTTGTAAAGATTCACAATGTCACCATCCGCATTACGTTTTAACTGTCTAAACTCTTTTGCTGTCATGTTGTTTGCCTTTCAGCTTGTGTTAATTCATACCACCTATTCGCGGCTCCGATTATCATGTTGGTGTATTTGATAGCATACCCAGTGCCAGCAGTCAAGTCACCTTTAGTGATTAGGTGTTTGTGCATATGTTGCACGTTGTCCCACTCACTCAATAGACGCTTGCACAATGCGTCAAATTCATCATCGGTCAATACCTGTTTATCTTCTTTGTAATATAGATAACTACTCATCAGATAGTAAGGCACAAGCCTATTGATAGCTAGGTTTTCAATATTCATTTTATCACCTCTATGTAATGTTATGTATTCTGCGCCATGTCACCCATGTGATGGCTTGCAATTCAAACGCTTTGAGTGCGCGACCATTAACACGGGTACGCTTACACGCTTGCACATATTGCGCTTGTAATTCGCGGTATTCTTTTACGCCTATGTTTGTCTTGTCATCGGTTAAGCCTACACGCTCACCATATGCAATGTTTCTGGCATGACCGTCTATCGTACAAGTGTCATCGCCCATGATATTACGATAGAATGAGACAATCTTTTGCCCATTGAGAATAGCTATCACCTCGCTATGGTTAGGCATTGCTTCAAGTATAGCCCATGCCTTGCGTTTCATGGCATGATATGTGGACACTTTCACACTATCAATGTCATCACCGTTGATAAACGCTTGGCACAAATCACGTGCGTTGATTATGTTTCTGTCCCATTTATTGTTAGGCGATAGTGCCGCACAGACACCCGTTACAATGTGCAATGGTATGTCTATGTCTAGTGATATGCGGTTGCACTCAGATAATGCGTTGGCATACCATACGATACCGTCACGCTTTTCTTCTGGTGTTGCCATTTTGTAAATGGTCAATATGTTTTCAACAGTCATAATTCACCTCTATGGTTGGTTGGTACATTTACGGGGTGCAATGCAATACTATTTCAGTATCGCATTACACTACCAATGTCAAACGCTTACCGCCTTGGGGCTTACAAAGCGACCAGTAGTCGGGCAACGCCCAAGTAACAGATAGCTTTGATGATTAGCTATTGACCCAATAGGCTTGCCGTAACGTGTTAAACCATTTTTGCTGTTCTTTTCAGAACGCTGGAAAAACACATTGCCAGCATAGGCAGGGTTAATATTTTTGACATTGGTTGTAAGGATTTTCTTTACTTGCATTTTATCACCTCTTTGGTTGGTTGCATTATGGGTATACATTACACCCCGTAAAGGCACCTTGTCAACCTTTAGATTTTATGAGCGAGGTATCCACCTACAAGCCCTATATAATCCTAGCCATATGGCTAATTTTTTGTCAATCGTTTTTTATACTCTCTTTGCCTTTTGGCATTTGTCATAGATGGCATGACTAGGCTTTGATTTGGCATAGCTACCCTTGTGATTTTTACACACTCTAGCGGTAAAACTCAATTCGTAATAGTCGCGGTATATCATGCCACTTGTCCGAATATTTGCAATTTGGTTGCACTCTCGCATTGCGGCACGCTCTCGCTTACCTAATCTTTGCCTAGCCATGGTATCCACCTATCGCTGTTTTGTTAATGTCTCATTACGTTAATTCGTAATGCCTAGTTAGTCAATAGTCTTTTTAGTCTTTAGGCCTAGCCCAATGTTGCCGTGGCGATTATGGGTTATCTAGCGTTATCTTAGCGTGTCATTATCAGTTTTCTTTAGGGCAATCCGGCTTGCCTCGCTTCGATAATTAGATTAGACACTATCGCAAAACAAAAGTAAACTATCAATAAAAACAATAAGTTACACAAAGTGACTCTAATAAAATCAATGGGTTAGCAGTACCGAAAAAGCAAAAGTAAATTAAGTCATTGTAATCATTGAATTGTTATTGTAAGTCATTGATTTTGTTACAAATAAAAATTGCATTTATTTTGAATTATTTTACAAGTGATTGTTTTTATTGAATATTATTTTATGTGATACACGATAATCAGAAAATTTTTTTTTTGTATTATATAAGTAGGCAGGATTTTTGTGGGGTAGGTGCTATCGTGTAAATGTACCGCTAGGTGTATTTTGTAAAGATTTTACAATTTACAACTGCAATCAATAGAGCAATACTGCCAACTGATAGGAAAACAGTTATCATTTATCTGCTATCTTATTGAAAACAAAAGAAAAAGCATTTGATTTGCTACATTTTTATTTATTTTGGGGCTGATTTGGGGCATTTTCTTTGCAAAACAGCAGGGTAGGCGGGGGCCACCACCCCGTACCCCCGTTACGTGTACACAGAAATACACAGATTAGGAAAATTAAGTGTTAACCACAAGGACAACTGTCAATGTATACATCTACAAGTATAGGGGGTGTACGGACTAATTTAAATTTTTTGCAAAAAAGATGTTGACAGGGGTTGACAAAAAATGGTAAAATTGGTATAACTACACTACACTATAAGTGTTACACTAAAGTGTCTATTAATTAAGATTGTTAATTACACTTAAATGAAACACTAAAGTGTATTTATAATTTCTTTGTTAATATCACTCCAATGAAACACTATAAGTGTAGTATCTGTGAATTTATAAAAGAAAGTTCTTGACA